AAAATGGTATAGTAGTAAGCAACAATTTAATTTATGCCACTGCTGATAGTGGAGAAGTTGGTATAAACACTACTAGTCCAACAGCCAATTTACACGTGGTTGGAACTGGGTTTTTCAGCACCACTCTGACAGCAAATATCGTTCAAGCTAATAGTATATCCACGAATTCTATTTCTGGTAGTTCTTTAACTCTTAGTGGTCCAACTACTATAAGTGGTGCTCTAACAGTTTCAAATGATGCTACTATTAGTAAAGCTCTGACAGTCTCGGGTAATACAACTGTTTCTGGTAATTTATCAGTTGGCGGAACAACATCATTAGTTAATCTTTCTGGTACTATTGGTTCTTTTTCTAATGTTAACATTAGTAACTTTGGAAATATTCAAACTGCAAACCTGACAAATTTAACAGTATCAACCAGCACTAATATTTCCGGAACAGCGACATTCAATAACGCTGTTGTTGCAGGATTTACTCCAACTGCAACCAATCATCTTATCAACGCTGGTTATGCTAACTCAACTTTCATTCGTCGTGATGGTCTAAACTCATTTAGTGCTAATGTCACAATATCATCTACTGCTCCAACTATTATATTGAATGATACAGATCATAGCAATTTCCGTATTCATTGTAATAGCAATTTAGCTGGGTTTTTAAAATCAGACTTAAACTGGGCTAATTATACTGATCAATCTGGTAATTTTACTGCAGCGGGTAGCATTAATGCAGCGGGAAATCTCAGCGCTGCTGGATCTATGACTGCAGCCTCTCTGGCTGGCGGCGCTTCTACTGGCACTGGTGCTTCTGGAACTTGGCCAATTAGTATTACTGGTAATGCTGCTAATGGAAGAACGTTTTTACAAGAAGTAAATATTGTTTCCGGCGCCGGTGATGTAGGATTCCCAACAGTCTTTTCTGATAATACAAGTTACAAATTTTTTGAAATTGAACTTATTAATGTTTTGCCAACTTTAAATCAGAATTATATGTTTGTTAGATTTGCTCAAGGAGGAAGCTATAGAACAGAGCCTCTTTATAGCACATCGATTATTGGAAACGGCCCACAATATCAAAATTCTTCAACAGTTGGATTTATTACAGGTTACGCAGGAGGAATTTATAGTTACTCTCCTTTGATCTATACTGGATGGGTTTCTAATAGTCCTGCTCTAGGAGGAGTTACTGGTATGTTGCGTATGGCTTATCCGGATCTCGGATCATCTTCACCTAGAACTCTTGATGGACAATTAAGTTATTGGCAAGCTGATGCAACAACATATCATCTTAACACTAATATTAGTATATCACTAAAGCAAAATGCACCTATTCAAGGGTTTCAACTATTTTGGGATCATGGCACTATGCAGAGTGGTAGGATTCGTGTTTATGGATATAAGGAATAAAAGATATGTCTAAGTTAATGTATCGTTCTAGAGTAGAAACCGAAACAGTTTTTAGATTGACAGACAATTATATAATTAGTCCACATATGGAAAAAGATTGGGCAGAATATCAAGATTGGCTGCAAGCAGGAAACAAACCTTTGGATCCAGAAATTATTGAATCTACTCCATCTGAATTAACCATAGAAGAAAAACTTGCTTCTGTTGGCCTAAATGTCGATGATTTAAAATCTGCTTTAGGAATAAAGGAATAAGAAATGGCAGTCCCAACAACAAGAGCAGAATTTATTGAGAATTGTCTACGTAGATTAGGCAAACCAGTAATTGAGATTAACGTCGACGACGATCAAGTTTCTGATCGTGTTGATGAAGCTCTTCGTTATTTCTGGGACTATCATTTTGATGGATCTGAAAGAACTTTCTATAAGTATCAGGTAACATCACAAGATAAAACAAACAAATATATTACTGTTCCAGAAAACATTATTGGTGTTATTAACTTCTTTGATCTTGGTAATGCATTAGGTCTTGGTAACCTATTCAACATTCGTTATCAGATTGCTCTTAATGACCTTTATACTCTGACATCAGTTTCTATGGTTCCATATTATATGGCAATGACTCATGTTCAGTTTCTTGAACAGATGCTTGTTGGCAAGCAGCCATTAAGATACAACCGTCATATGAACCGTGTTTACATCGACATGGACTGGGATCGAGTAAATGTTGGTGATTATCTTATCATTGAAGCATACCAGATTGTTGATCCTGATGTTTATACTGATGCTTGGTCAGATCGTTGGTTGCTTAGATACGCTGCTTGTTTGATTAAACAGCAGTGGGGTCAGAATATGAAAAAGTTCAAGGGAATGAAACTTCCTGGTGGTATAGAATTTAATGGACAGACTATATACGAAGAAGCAACAGCTGAAAGACAAGAGCTTGAGAAAGAAATGATCTATACTTATTCTCTACCAGCAACAGATATGATTGGATAATACATGAAAACATTCAAACAACATATCAACGAAGTCTGGTTAAACAGAATAGGAAAATCTTCCAAAGAAGCATCAGTTAGTTCTAATACAAAATATAATTCACCAAACGATTATAAAAAAGATTCTGAAAAAGTTGGTGAAGTCGGTGGCTTACATGTTTATAGATCAGGAAACACACATTTTACTTGGCATCCAGAAGATAAATTAATACATCATGTTGTTCATGCTGTTGAGAGATCAGAAACACCTTCTGGCGCATCAAGATACAAATATTTGAGCGCTCATGCAAGACAAGGTTCTCCTGTAAAAATGGGAGATGTTTATTCTCATCTGGTAAAAAATCATAATGCAGAATTTGTTGCTACTGGTCATTCTCCTGGCGCACAAAAAATGTGGAGTAGATTTAGGCAAGATCCTGAATTAAAACTTTCTCATGAAACTGGTGCTGCTGTAGGTAAAGATGAAAACGTATATGCAGCGCATGATACAAAAGATCCTGAAGAGAAAAAAATTGGCAGAAAGTCAATAATTCTAGGTAAAGCGGAAACTTAAATTGGCAACAAATTTTTTCTTCAATAATTTTCAAGCAAGTCAAGAACAACTACTTCTTGAAAATTTAGTAATAGAATCTATTAAAATTTATGGACACGATGTATATTACATACCTCGTGTGTTGACCAATTACGATGACGTATACGGTGCTGATGATCAATCAGAATATAAGCAAGCATATCCAGTAGAAATGTATATCAAATCAATTGATGGGTTCTCTGGTGATGGTGAGTTTCTTTCTAAGTTTGGTGTTGAAATTCGCAACCAAGTTATATTCTCTATGTCTCGTAGAATATTTAATGAAGAAATTGGCGAGTTTACTACTCAAGAAAGACCAAATGAAGGCGATGTTATTTATTTTCCGTTAAACAAGAGATTGTTTATTATTCGTTATGTTAATAAGTATGAGATGTTCTACCAGCTTGGTGCTCTTCAGACTTGGGAAATGACCTGTGAGGTATTTGAATATGCTGGCGAATCATTTAACACTGGTATACCAGAAATTGATGTAATTCAAAAGAAGTTCAGCACTAATATATTTGATTGGGCGCTTAAAGACGAAGATGGATTTATGCTTATGACTGAAGATGGCGATTATCTAACGCTAGAACATTCTTCAATAGATGATCTTCTTCCAGCATCAGACAACGATGAAATTCAAGCAGAGTCTGATCAGTTCGTAGACTTTAGTGCTATAGATCCATTCAGCGAAGGTAGAATTTAATGTTTGGTGGTCCATTTTATTTCGGTTTATTGAGAAAATATGTAATACTGATGGGCACTCTGCTCAATAATATCAGCATTACAAGAACAGATAAAGATGGTAATGTCACATCATTACTTCGTGTTCCTATTACCTATGCTCCAAAAGATAAGATGCTTGCACGTGTTATGCAAGATCCAGGGTTGGACAACCAAACAGCAACTGCGCCATTACCTATGATCTCTTTTGAGATGGGAGATTTAAAGTATGATGGTGATAGAAAATTACCAACAATAAACAAAACAACAAAAAAAGACGATACAGATTCTAGTATTTTCAAATATCAATATGGTCCAGTTCCATACAATATAGAATTTAAAGTATATGTGTATGTAAAAAACGCTGAAGATGGAACTAAAATAGTAGAACAAATTCTGCCTTATTTTACTCCAGACTGGACTACTACAGTTCAGCTTATACCTGAGTTAAATGAACAAAGAGATATTCCTATTGTTCTTACTAGAGTAGTTCAGACTGATAATTATGATGGAGCATACAAAGATAGACGAGCTCTTATTTGGGAATTAGATTTTGTTCTCAAGGGATATCTGTATGGACCAGTAAGAAAATCAGGTATTATTAAATTTGTGCAAACAAACTTTTATATACCTCAAGTTGCAGATGGAAAACTTGCAACTGCTCGTGGAGTTACACCTATTGCAGAAAAGGTCACAGTTCAACCAGGTCTTACTGCAAATGGTGATCCAATAAATTATTGGGGTGGTCCAAACAGTAATACGGGAACTATACCCTATATAGAAATTAATGAAGATGATGATTATGGATTTATTACTATGATCTACAACACAGAAGAGATAGAATGAGTGAACAAGCAAATAATGATCCGATTGGAAAAGCTCTAGGTTTACCAGAACTTAAATACGAAGCATCAGTAAATAAACTGATCGCTCAAGCTCATGATAATTCTGCCAAGAATGACTTCGAAGCAGCACGTGCAAATATTCATGAAGTAATTCAGACAAACCACAATGCAATAGATAAGTTATTGCAAATTGCAGAAAGCTCTCAGCATCCACGTGCATTTGAAGTTCTTGCTAAACTGATGGACACTCAAATAAACGCCAATAAAGAACTGCTTGAGTTACAGTCAAAAATCAGAGAGATTGATGCGATTGAAACTTCTACTAATGAAGGTTCTCAGACTATCAACAACAACCTGTTTGTTGGTTCAACTGCAGAATTACAGAAAATGATTAAAGAGATGAATAATAAAAATGGCTCATGAGTTAGGTTATAAAGGTAATGTCAATCTAAAAAGACAGAACCAAGCTATTGAATGGACGCCAAATCTAGTTGAAGAATATTTAAAATGTTCTAAGGATCCAGTATATTTTACTGAAAATTATATGAAAATTATTTCGGTTGATAAGGGTTTGGTTAATTTCAAACTGTATCCTTATCAGCGTGAAATGTTACAATCGTTTGCTGACAATCGTTTTTCTATTATTACAACTGCTCGTCAGGCAGGTAAATCAACCACAACCTGTGCATTTATTCTTTGGTATATTATATTCCATCCAGAAAAAACAGTTGCTCTGCTTGCCAACAAGGGCGACACCGCTCGAGAAATTCTTGGTCGTATTCAGCTGGCTTATCAGCACTTACCAAGATGGCTACAACAGGGCATCAAAGAATGGAACAAGGGTTCATTCGTTCTTGAAAACGATTCCCGAGTTTTAGCTGCAGCTACCAGTTCTGATGCCATCCGTGGTTATTCTATTAACCTTCTATTCATCGATGAGGCAGCGTTCATTGAGAACTGGGATGAGTTCTTTACCTCAGTTTATCCTACCATTTCTTCTGGTTCTGAATCAAAGATTATTCTAGTTTCCACGCCAAATGGACTGAACCATTTCTATAGTATTTGGGTAAACGCTAAAGAGAGGCGAAATCACTATAAGTTTATTCAAGTTCTGTGGCAGAGATGTTCCAGGTAGAGACGAAAAGTGGAAGCAAGATACTCTTGCTGGTATGAACTTTGATATTGAAAAGTTCAATCAGGAAATGGAGTGCGAATTCTTAGGTTCATCAGAGATAGGAAGAGCACACGTATGAACTCAAGTAACATCACGATATCGTATGC